CGCGGGCCGGTTCGAGTGTGCGCTCGGCGAGGCGGTGATAGCGCGCCACCTCGCCATCAACGTCGCCACCCCACCAGCCGCGGCCGTCGGTGAGTTCGCCGACCGTGAAGTGGGGTGTGATGAGGTCTTCGGGGAGTCTGGCCGAAAGGCCGAGGGGATTGCGTTGCACCGGACAACCTCCGGGGCCGGAGGCGGCCCGATGCGTGCTCAGGTCTCGGGGGTGATGCGGATCTCGACCATGCGGCCGGAGCGCACGGCCTTCTTGGCGTAGAGGTGCATCATGCCCATCTTCACGCTGGCGGCCGCGGGGTCGAGCAGCATGCCGAGGCTCTGCAGCACGATCCAGGGGCAGTAGACGTAGGTGGGATCCCGGTCGTCCTTGCGCTGCACGAGCAGCGTGTTGTCGGCCATCGTCGGCACGCGGACCACGGGGTACATACCCATGTTCGCGATGCCGAAATTCGCCTGCATCTCGTCGATCGCCGGGTTGTTCAGCGTCTGCGCCGTGGCGTAGTCGCCCCGGATGCGGAACGGCACCAGCTTGCGCAGGCGCGTGACGGTCAGCAGGTCCGCGAGGATCTGCGTCGCGCCACCGACGCGGCCCTGGGGGTCCGCGACGATGCGGCTGTCGGCGTCGACGATCTGGTTGTAGAGGGTGGCCTGCCACTCCTGGGGGTTCGCCGAGGCGTAGTAGCTGCCGCCGGCGGGCGTCGCATCCCAGAGGATGATCTCGCCCGCGTTGGCGACCATGTCGTCGATGACCTCGGTCTGCACGTCGCGCTGCAGCTTCTCGCGCATCAGCTCGAGCAGGCGGCCGTCGAGCGAGAACCCGTACTGCGTCGATACCTGGAAGTTCGCCGGGTAGCAGTAGGTGGCGCTCAGGCGCTTGCAGACGTACTCGACGAGCTCGGGGGTGATCGACAGGTTCACGCCGTTGGCCGTGCCGCAGGCGTACGGGCAGTCCGAGTAGCTCGGGTCCACGCCGTCGAGTAGCGCGGTGCCGGCATCGTAGGCGCTGTCCGAGTTGGCGCGGGTGGCCGACTCGCGGTGGATGTAGCCCGTGGGGCCCGTGAGCGGGATCGTCGTGGCGATCTCGGGGATCACCCAGGCCTCGGCCAGGTCGCGCACGTAGGCGATCTGCTGCGTGGTGAAGTTGTCGATGTCGGCCGGGGTGGTGTTTTCCTTGGCGACCACGGACGGGCCGCCGCCGAACTGCAGGCCGTCACGGCCGATGCTCAGGCGGCTCTCCCGGGCGTGCTGCTCCTGGATGGCGCCGAGCGACAGCATGAGCCGCTGGCGGGCGGGCGACATCGTCTTGACGTCGCAGCCGTTGGCCTCGGCGTACTGGCGGGCGGCGGCCTCGAGGGCCGGGGTCCAGCCGCGGTGCGTGGGGATGACGTTGCCCTCGGTGATGGCGGCGAGCCCCGGGGGGAGTCGAGAGGGATGGTACATTGGGTCTCTCCTAGCCTTTTGAGGGCGTGTCAGGTGTTCAGGCGACCGCGCCGAGCAGGGTCAGCGCGCTCTTGCGCGGGGGCTTCGTCTCGGTGCCTTCGCTGGCCGGGACGACGCCGGTGGCGCCGCCGCGCTCGGCGACGGGCTCCGACGGGGTGGCGCCGCGGGCGATGGCGAACGCCTCGGCCACCTTGAAGGCGGCGTCGGCGGCCTTGGTGCTCTCCTCGGCGCTCTGGAACGCGCCGGCGGCGGCCTCGGCGTTCACCTGGTCGGCGATGACCGACGCGCCCGGCTTGCCCTTCTGCCACGACTCCATCGCGGTGCGGATCTCGGCGACGAGGTCCTTGCGGGCGAGGTCGGCGCGAACCTGGGCGAGCGCGCTCTCGGTGGCCTTGAGGCGGCCGTCGAGGGCGGCGTTCGTGCTCTCGAGGGCGACGACGCGCTCGCGGTCGGCGGCGGCCTGCGTCTGCAGGGCGGTCGACTCGGTGGCGGCCTTGGCGGTGATCTCGGCGACGAGCTGCTTCACCAGCTCCGGGAACGCGGCCTCCAAGGCCTTCACGTCTTTGATCTCCATGGTGGTCTCCTGGGCGTCCTGCGCCCGGCTGGTGGTCTCGATGGTGGCGCCCGACGCCCGCAGGCGCTCTGCGGCGGCGATGACTTCTGGCGAGTCGTCGGCGGTGACGACGGACTCCGTGGCGGCTACGCCGGCCGGATCCGCGAAGAACGTGCCGAAGGACGGGTCGAAGACCACGTCGTACTTCTCCAGCGCGCGCAACTTGCGGAACTCGACGGTGCGCCCGGCCGCGCCGGGGTTCATCGCCGTATATGGGCTCTTGGGGTCGAGCGTGTGTTCCGTCGCCGAGCAGATGCCGTAGAGCGAGAGCCCCGTCGGCTTGCCCGCGCGCCACATCACGTTCACGTCGTCGCCGCGGCTGGTCTTGAGGATGCCGACGAGGCACCGCGTAGTGACCGACCCGTCCTCCTCGGCGATCACATCGCCGTCGAGGAGCTGGATCGCGTCGACCGGGCAGTCGGCCTCGTCGTTGGGCAGCGCGTGGCCCTTCCAGCCGCCGACGTAGCCCTCGCGGGCGCGCTCGACCAGGGCCATGTGGTGCGCCGCGACGTCGGCTGGGGGTCCGTAGATCCGCCCGTTCTTGTTCAGCCTACCGCCGCGCATACCCTCGGAGGGGACGACGGCGTGGAACACATCCGGGTCGTATCCGGCGGCGGCGAGCGCCTCGGCGCCCACGATGACACGGGCATCCGCAGGCCCGGCGAGGGCCACGGATTCACGCGCTTCGACTGTGCGGCCGGTGTGCATGTCTCTGGTGTATCGGCGCCCGCCGGGCCGTGCAATCGCGCGGCCGGCGTGTGTGACACTAGGACACGGGCCAATTCGTCACCCGCTTGATTATTTTATATTGCTATCGGCAGAGCGGGGCGTTATGGTTTGTTCATCAACGGCGCACGGAGCGCCCACGGACGAAAGGCAAGACGATGCGCAAGATGATGGAATGTCCCCGGTGCGGCGGTGAAGGCGTCATCTCTCAGTACGGCCACATCAGCGCCGGCGTCTGCTTTCGCTGCGGCGGCTCTCGCGTCGTGCCGTACCGCAAGCCTGCCGCTCCGAAGCCCGCCAAGGTCACCGAATGGCACGGCATCGCAGAGCAGTTGCACTCGCGGTATGCGTCGCAGGGCGCCACCATTGAAAATCAGGCATATTGGGGGATGTTTGCTGAGGAGTTCGGGTTTCTCCCTCGGGATACAGCCACAGATTGGCGCACCGCAATCGCTCAGTGCTTTTAAAACAGTCCGAAACGGGGCAGCCCGTCGCGCCCTCAAACCACCATCACCGAAGGACGAAACCGATGAAGACCTACGAAGAGATCGCCGCAATCATCCAGGCCAACCGAGACGCGAACAAGGACAACACCTACGACGGGTTGACCTCGTCGGAAATCGGCGAGTACAGCCGGGTGCAGATGTTCGGGCGCGACGACGAGGCATCCCCGGATGAGAGCGAGTGGTCCGCCTGGGTCGATTGAAGGCCGGGACGGGGCGACCCGTCAACCCTCACACCACCGCCACCGACCGACCCCCCATCGACACCCGCGCCACGTCCTCGAACGCCTTATCGACCCGAACGACCGTCCGCGCGAAACACTGCTCCGCGTAGGCGACGCACCCGGCCTGGGTCTGCCGGTCGTCCACGTGCCAGATGCAGAAGATCAACCGCCCCATCCGGGCGCGCTGCGCCTCGGTAAGCGCTACGCCGTCGACATGCGTCGGCGTCTCGGGGGCGAGTCGACTCACACGCGCCCGGCGGCGACGTCGTGGACGCGGCCGACCTGGAACATGGTCAGCAGGCGCTGCAGGCGCACCACCGGCGCCGGGGGCTCGCCCGCGCCGAAGACGCCCGCCGCCCGATGGAGGACGGCGGCGGCGTCGCGCTGGACCGCGGCGGACTCGGTGGCCTGGATGGGCGCGCCGGTGCGCACGGACACGCCGGCCATGGACTGGATCTGCGCGAAGCTCGCCTCGGCGTCACCCGCCACGGTCGAGCGCTGGAACGACTCGAACGCGGCCCGCAGGCCCTGCACGTCGGCGGGCGTCGGCGACCCGGGCATCTTGGCCAGCACGGCCTCGCCGGCGGCCATTGCAGCGGCCGAGGTGGGGAGCAGTTCTTTGGCCGCGGCCTCCAGTCGGGCCTTCGCCTTAGCCTTGACGCTCGCGGCTGCGTCACCGAACCGAGACCAGTCGGTCTGATCGAACCGAGAGAGCGCGGCGCGCAGGCGGGGCACGTCGACGGTCGCCATGCCGTCCACCGACTGCGCCGTGTTGACATGGAACGGCAGCGCGGACTTGCTGCGCAGGAACTTCTGCGACCCAGCGTTGTAGTTGCCCGCGTCGTCCGCGAAGAACGGTGCCGCGTAGGCCGCCGCGGGCAGGTTGCGCCGCTGCGCCGCCGTGGCGCTATTGACGGCCTCGGTCGCCGGCATGTTGGCGCCGACGAACTGGCCAATCTGCTTCGCGCCATCGGGCGCCACGTCGAACGTGCGCCGCGGGATCACGACCTCGGGCGCTCCGAACGTGAACGTGCCGGCGTTGTCGCGCGTGTAGGTCATGCGCAGCGAGATGCACATCCAGGGGTGGTCCCGGTGGCAGCGCAGCACGATGTAGTCGGCCCCGGCGTCATCGGTGTAGGCCCGGAAGTCCGGGTCCTCCATCCCCATGTCTTCCATCTCCGGGTCGTACCCGGCCGCAATCGCCTCGTCGTTGAGCAGCTGCAGTGCGATGACGCGGGCGGCCTCGCCGAGCGCGCTCGAGTACGCGTCGATCGTCTCGCCCGGCTGCAGGTTGATCACGGCCTCGCGGGCGGCGAGCGCCGCGGCAGTCGTGGCGCCGATCTCGTCTCGGTGGGTCTTCATGGTGGACTCCTGTGCATCGTCGTCCGCGGCATCCATCTGCCGCGTGAGTTTTTTGAACCACGACCGCCCCGGAGCGCCGCCCCAGAGCATGTAGGCGACGTATCCCGGCGTCTCGCTGCCAGGGCTGCCCCACCCGGGGCGCTCGTCGACCGCGTGCCGCGCGTGCCAGGCCGCGCCCTTGCGCGCCTTCTCCGGCGTCACGTCGGCGCCGTCGGCGATGCGCGTGGCCCAGGCCACGGTCGCAGGGACCAACCCATCGCCCGACTTACCGGCCGCGTGCAGTGCCAGCCCGCGCTTGAACGCGGCGCGCACGCCAGCGGGCGGCGCGAAGTCGATGGCGGGGTACCTCATCAGAGCGGCCACGTCGACGCGCCGAATCGGTACTCGGGCGGCGCGGCGTTGATGGCAGTGCGGATCGCGAGCTCCGCGATGTAGAACGGAGTGACCTGCGCCGTCGCGCTGATTCGGCCGACGTAGAACGTGCCCGCGCCGGCACCGGCAGTGCCTGCGAGCGTGCCCGGAGGAGGCCCGGAGTAGATGACCAGGCGCCCGATGGAGATGCGCCACCACGAGTTCGCCGCACCGTCCGCGCTCTGGTAGCACTGCACCAGCAGATCGATCCACTGGTCGGTGAAGTCGGGGCACGTCACGATGGACGCGAGGTTCGTGCCGCCAAAGATGAGGCACGCCGTCGACGAGAACCCGATCTCGATGCGCTTCGACCCGCTGGCCGTCGCGGCCGGGCTGTACGAGAGGCACAGGCGCTGCGTGCCTCCCGTGGCCGAGTCGGGGATCCACACCTTCGCGTACATCTCCCAGGACGCCGTCGAGGCCGTCCACGCGGCCTGGATGTACGCCGTGCCGCTGGCGACTGGGGGCGTGAGCGAGTAGCAGGCCACGCCGCCCTGCGTCGTAGACGCGATGGTGATGTTCTGCGTACCGGCCTGCGAGAACCCATTGCTCGTCGGGTCGCCGTCCGAGGCACGCCAGCGGTTGCTCCAGGTCTCCGGCGCGTAGGCCACCTGCGGGAGCACGCCGCTCCCGTCGAGCTGCGGCACATTGTTCGCCGACGTGCCGAGCGTGGCCGCTGCGGCCGTGCCGAGGCCCGACACCTGCGTGGACGTGAGGCCGGTGAGTTGCGACCCGTCCACCGCCGGGAGCCGGCCGGACCCGTCGAGCACTGGGATGTTGCCCGATCCGGTGCCCGTGTTCGCCGTGGCGGCCGTGCCGAGCCCGAGCGTGGTTCGCCCCGCCGATGCGTCGGCGTCGTCCATGAGCGATCGACCGAACGAGGTCAGCGTGAACGTGCCGGCCGTGTCGGTGCCGGTGAAGTACGGAGCCAGGTTCGCGCCGGTCGTCAACCCAGCCAGGGCGGTAAGCGTCGCGTCGGCGGCCTGGAATGCCGTCGACGCCTGCGTGGCCGCGGTGCCGAGGCCGAGGTCGGTGCGCGTCTGCGACGCCGTGGCCCATTCAAGCGCGTAGTCGGCCGATCCAGACTTGCGAGGGTACTGCCCCACCGTTCCGCCGGCCGGAACGCCGGGCCCCGTCGACGAGATCGTGACGCTGCCAGCGCCGTTCGTGACGGTTACGTTCGACCCCGCCGTGAGCGTCGCGGCCTTGAAGTAGCCTGCGCTCGTGTCGCCAATCAGGAGTTGGCCGTTCGCAGGGGCCGCGTCGTTGTAGCGCGTGATTCGACCCGAGGAGTTCAGGTTGAACAAGGGATTGCCGGGCGACGTGAGCGAGATGCCTTCTTGGATCGCCGTCGTGAACCACCCGCCTGTACGCAGGGCGGGTGTCTGTGTGCTGACTGTGAGAAGCGGCGAATACGAGAACGTGATGTTGCCGTAAGCAAACGTGCCCGTGCCCGAGACCACCTGGCCTGCGACTGCAACGCTCGAACCCAGCGGGAGCGAGGCATCGCCCGCCGCAAATACCGCCGCGGCCGAGTTCACGAACACGCAACGAGCAGCGGCGTCGTTCGACGCATTGCTGATCGTCGTGTAGCCCGCCGACACATACGCGGTGCCGGTCAGTTCAACGGCAGGGCGAGGAACGCTGGGACCGCCTACCGTGGAGTCGTAAACCTCGACAACGCCCGCCGACGCAGTCAGGGAACGTCCCGAGTTTGCGCTTGTTCCGCCTGCGACTGTACTGATGTCAGATCGGTTTCTGACGGCCGTGTAGGTGCCCGAGTGCTTGAGGGCGATGCCCGTCACGCTCTCGGCGGATACGATGCACGTATCAAGATACAGGCTGCCATTGACGTTCGTATTGCTGTTTGTAACGGCGTCGCCCGCGCCCGTGTTGACTACGTAGCAGGCGTTCAATCGCAACCTGATGGCACCCGTACCAGAAAACGCCACAATCGACGATGCCGACGATGACGTGATGTAAAGGCCCGAGACGTAGTTCTCGTTCAGGTTGGCGTTCAGGCCCGCCGCCGATGAATCAAACGTCACCGAGTCAATGCGGATGTTTTTCGCGGTCTGACTACCACCCAGGCCCGAGATCATCAGGGCCTTGTTCGCGGCGAGGACTGCCGGGCCCCAAGTCCCGCTGGCGCCACCGCCCGTGTTTTTCTTCGGGCCTACCAGGATGACGCTGTACGCCGGAACCGAATTGGTTCCCGTCGGCGTGGCGTCAATCGCCGCTTGAATGGTCGCGTATTGGCCGCCCTCGACAACCAGGTACACCTTCGTCCCGAGGGTCGCCAGCGGCGACCACCCCGTGGTGGTCGCGGTGCCAGCGGTCTTGACGTAGACAACGCCGTTGGTCGTGTCGTCGCAGATATCACCGACAGACCCCGTGACAACGCCTTCCGGGCTCGCGTCGACGCGGAAAATCTTAGCGTCACCCGCCGCATTTTGAAGCGTGAGGATCGCGGTCGCGTTGACCGCGTTCGTGTGGAGCAGCACCGGCGCAGGCGTAACCAGTTGCGTATTGCCGCCGGTGCTCTGCCACAGAGAGTCGCCGGGAGGGCCCTGCGGACCCGCGGGCCCGATCGGCCCCTGCGGGCCCGGAGGGCCACCGCTGCCACCACCGCCACCGCTGAATGCGCCCTGATTGATCCCCATGGTGCTCTCCTTACGATCCGAAGCCGGGCACGTCGAACCACACGATCACGTTGACGGCCTGGGCGACCGCTGGCGTGCCCGACGCCCTGAGCCAGAATCGGCGCATGCCGCGGGCCATCGCGCTGGGATAGCTCGCGCCGCAGCCGGTCTGCAGCGTCGTGGCGCCGCCAGTGACGAGCGGGCCCGAGGGCGTGCTGCCGTCCGAGTGCTCGAAGTAGGTCACGGGCGTCGTGGCGCTCGCGCCGGCCGTGTTGGAGCCGGTGTTCTGGACGTCCACCTGTTTGATGATGGCAGCGCGGCGGATCTGGTCCGCAGTCGCAGCCGGGTAGAGCCGATGGACCTCGGCGAGCACGTCGGCGGCGACCGGCTCGGCCGTGATGTCGAACACCGTGGTGGACTCCGTGACCGACAGCGTGCGCACGATACGGTAGAGCGACGGAACACCGAGGACCTGGGGGTAGCCTGTGGCCATGTCGTGGATCTCCTCGGCACCTACAGTGCCGGGTTAGAGCGTCTCGCGGAACCGCAGGCCTCGGATGTGTGACACAGGGCGCGGGACGCATCCGGGGCCGTCGGGAAGGTTCTCGGTGCGGCCGTCGTAGACGGTCTGCTCCATGTCGCCGAGGCCAACGACGTGGCACATCGCGAGCGCCAGCGGGTCGGTGCAGACCTGCACGCGCTCCTCGCCGGTGAAGCCGACGAACCGCTCGCCCTCCCAGACCAGCGCGCAGGCGGTGCCGTCGCCGTCGATGAGCCGCATGGTGTCGAGCCACTGCGCCCACGATGCCCGCACCGGCTGCGAGCTCGGCGAGGTGTAGACCGCGTCGGCCTCCTCGGGCGGCATCATCCAGGGCCGGTCGGCCTGCCAGGTCCGCAGGATCGGGCGCAGGCGGTGCGTGTAGGCCGCGCCAGTCGGTTGCTCGACCACGACAGCGCCGCTCTCGTACCCGGTCGTCCAGCCCATCTCGAAGTCGGGCGCGGATATCTCGACCGTCGTCCCGAGGATGATGCGGCCGATGCGAGCGAACTGCGCGTCCGCGTCCCAGTGCTTCCCCTGGCCGATCACGATGCGGCAGAACTGGTACCCGGTCATCGGGTTCGCGGGGAAGTGGTGCCCGATCATCACGGCCAGGCGGTCGGAGAAGATCGCGCCGCTGCCCTCGAGCGTGATGCCCGTCCCGTCGACGTCGGTCTGCAGGATCAGGGTGTTCGCCGTGTTGTCGATGATGCGGAAGATCTGCGGCGCGCTGGTGCCGTTCGCCTTCAGCGCCACGTAGTGCTGCTGGCCGCCCGGGTCGCTCTTGAACTGGTGGGGGCGCCACGGAGACATGCCGGCGACGCGCACGCGGTTGCCGAGGGCATCGAAGGGGAAGGTGTTGTTGGCCGCCCACTCGTGGAAGTAGCGGTCAAGCGTGCCGAACCCGGGCAGGCTCAGGCCGAACGACACCGCCGGGGCTCCCCACGAGTTCGTGTCGTTGAACTGGAAGGCGAGCGCGGCGACGTTGTGGCCGAAGATCGCCAGCGCGTCGGGACGGAACGTGCGCCCCGTCGGCGCCTGGAACACCATGGTGATGAGGGTGTCGTCGTCCACCGCCCGCCACTCGCGCAGGACCGGCTGGATCTGGACGTTGCTCGCCGCGAACGCGTACCCGGTCGTGTAGTCCCATGCCCCGGCCGTCACGGCCTCGCCGCGGAATGACGCGGCCGTGCCGCGACACATGAACATCGGAGGGCTCGACAGCATGCGACACGAGCGCATCCAGTTGTCGAGCCCGTCGTCGAGCGAGACCTCGCCGGTGCCCGTGGTCGAGCGGTCGTTGGTCGCGTCGGAGTCGTCGTAATCGGCGCCGACCTGGACCAGCGCGCAGGTCTCGCGGGCGAGCGGGTTGCCCGACGCAGTCCAGGACCGCGAGAGGTGCACGCCCTTCCACGAGCTCGTCTGCGTCCCGCTCGTGAAGTGGCCGAACCGGATGCGCTCGTCGAGGGTCGGCACGCCGACGGTGACCGTCGAGCCGTTGACGATCATCGTGTAGGGCGCGTCCCAGTCTGGGTCGGTCGAACGGGCGTAGCTTCGCACGGCGCAGTAGACGCTGACCGAAGTCGACGATCCGGGGCCGCGGTGCTGGGCGTACAGGACCTCGACCCAGTCGCCGTGTGTGACGGTCGTGGTGGCGCCGATGTTCGCAGCGTTGATGTTGTCGTAGAGTTGGATCTTGAGGTCCGCGCCGGCGCGTTCCATCCGGATCGACACGTCGGAGTGCCCGACAAGGTCGTTCAGCGACAACCGCACCGCGATGGCGTCCGTCGCAGTGCTTCCCCCGGACTCGACCGCCACCACGAACCGCAGGTTGGCGCCCAGGCCGATGATCACATCCCCATTCGGGACATGGCCCCAGTTGCACGGGGCACCCGCGACCTGCATGTAGCCGCCGCTCGTGCCGGCATAGCTGAACGTCGGCGTGACGCCGCCGGTCTTGGTCCAGCCCTCGTTGTCAGGGGTGTCGTATGTGTCCCAGGTCGTGTTGTAGATGCGCCCGATGGCCGGCCACGCGGGCTCGTAGGTGTCCGTCCCGCTGACGTCCTGGTAGGCGTCAGCGACGCGCTCCTGGATGGGCTGCCAGTGCGCCAGCCGGTAGACCATCAGGCCGTAGGATGCGAGCTTCGGCTGCTCGTCCGTGTCGGGCTGCACGCCGTCGCGCTGGTGAACGACGGCCATGAGCACCTGGCCGCGGTACAGCACCGCGTCGATGCCCACGAATCCGTCGTATCGGCAGGGGTTGGGGTCGTCATGGGAACCGGGGATCCCATACGATCCGAGCGGGGTGCCGGTCGCCATGTGGAACGCCGGCGAGGGGCCGATCGCAATCGTGCCTCCGGGCTGGTACGGCAGCAACTCGGCGACCGTGTCGGAGATCGTGGGGTCGCGCTCGGTGAGGCGCCGCCCCCAGATCCAGTCCTGCGGGTTGAGCGGGTCGGAGATCCCCCGTTTCGATGCGTGCTCGGTGCCGTAGACGTGCGGCCAGCCGTCGGGCGAGACGCAGGCGGTCACGTCGACTGATTGGTAGACCGCCGTCGAGTAGGGGATCGGAACGCGGGCCGAGAACGAGACGCCGTCGCGGGTCAACCACAGGCCGATGGACGACAGACCGCCCGCGTTCGAGTTGCGCAGCGCCGTCGTGAATACGGCGAGGCCGTTGCGGGCCTTCGTGGCCCCGGCGCCGTGCCCGGCGTAGTTGAACGACGCGGAGATGTCCGCGTGCGTCTGCACGTGGATCGCCGACCACGACGCCCCGCGGTCATCGCTGACCAGGCTCCAGGTGTACGACTCGGTGACGCCGAGCAGACACAACCGCCCCGAGTCGAGTAGTTCGAGCGCGGCGTCCTGGAAAGCCGTCAGGTCGTCGACGTCCCCGTCGCCGTCCGCGTCGAGCACGATGTCCGGGATCGCGCCGTCGAAGTGCAGCCGGTGCTTGAGGACCCACGAGGCCCCGTCGTCCTGCGACACGTAGACGAACAGCATCCGCGGGTCGGTGCTGCCCGGCGTCATCGACCCAGAGGTCATCACGCACATGACGATCTCGGCGGTGTCCGGGAATTGCGTGATGTCGACCGCCGAGATGAACGCGCCGACGCCGGTTACGTCCTCGGGGATCGGCCCGACCGCAGCTGTGCTCCATGCGTCCGTCGCGGCCGAGAGCGTCGAGAGGTAGATCGTCTCGGTGCTGGTCGCCAGCGTCGTCGCATCCCGGGCCCAGATGGGCATCCAGTACCGCGTCGTCCAGACCATGAGGCAGTCGCCCGAGCGCAGCGGCAGCAGGCGCGGGCGCACCGCGCGGGCCGTCGCCAGCGGCGACGCAAGGATCGTCCCCGACACCACGTCCGGCCGGCGGCCGATGACGTGCGGCGACTGGCGAAGTTGCAGGTCGGTCTCCGGGTCGTCGCCCTCTCGCAGCCAGCCCCAGCGGGCGTCCTCGACGACGCCGGCCCGAGTGCAGCGGGCGACGCCCTCGACGTGCGCATCGGGCTCGCCGGAGAGCGTCATGGCGATGTCGCCCTCGGGCGTGTCGGTCGTGCTCCGCGTCGGCTGCGCGACCTGGCGCCCAGCCTCGTTGGGCGTCTCGCCGGTGACCGGGACGACGCTCACGACCTCCGCGTTGTCGAACGCCGGATCGGGCACCACGAGGAATCGACGGGCAGAGATGGCCATGCGCCGACCGTAGGCGGCACGTGCGCGGCGAGCAAACGACGGATGGTCGTGTGTGACGCCCGCTCGCAGGCGCGTGCTGCACACTCCCGATACGGTCCCACCTGGAGGTGCTCACGATGGCGGACGAACTCGGGCTCAAACTCACCGCGCAGGTCGACGACTGGGTCAAGAGCCTGGCCAAGGCGAGCGCGTCCGCCGACGGCCTGCTTAAGACCGTGCTGGAGCTCGAACGCGCGGTGAAGGCCGCGTTCGCTGGCATCGAGGCCGCGGCGCGGCAGGGCGCCGGCAAAGCCGCGGGCGCGTTCGTATCCTCGGCCAAGGTGATCGACGAGGCCACCGGGCGCATCGAGACCGACGCGAAGAACGCATCGAAGGCCCTCGGCGGGATCTCCGTCGCGGCCGACAAGACCCAGAAGTCGGTGACCGACAGCGCCGGCAAGATCGGGAAGGCCGCGGGCGACGTCGGCAAGGGCGCGGCCGCTGCGGCGTCGTCCGCGTCGAGCGCGGTGGCGAACGTCGACGCCTCGTTCTCCAAGGTCGCCGGTCGCCTCAAGGACGGGATCTTCTCCATCCAGACCGCGCTCGTGGGCCTGGGCGCGGTGCGATTCGGGCAGGAGGCGCTCGGGGCGGCGTCCGAGTTCGAGGCCGCGCTCGGTCAGGTCAAGATAGTGGCCGGCGACTCGGGCAAGTCCATCCAGGAGCTGCAGAGCTTCCTCGTCGACCTAAGCAAGACCACGCCGATCGGGCTGGTGGACCTGACCAAGAGCCTCGGCGACGCCATCGGCAAGCTCCCTAAGGGCGCCAACCAGGCGGCGCTTGCCATCGACGCGCTGAACGCCGCCCAGGCCGCGGCGCGGGCGTCCGGGTCGAGCGCGGGGCAGGTGCTCGACGGCATCATCCCGATCCTCAACACCTACGGGAAGACGGGCATCACCGCCGCCGAGATCACGGACAAGTTGTTCGCCGCGTTCGACCAGGGCGGCGCGACCGTCCCGGAACTCTCCGCGTCGCTCGGCCAGGTCGTGGGCATCGCGTCGCAGTTCGGGATCTCCATCGACGAGTTGTTCGGCTCCATCTCCGTGCTCACCCGCGGCGGCCAGACAGCGTCCGAAGCAATCACGAACCTGAGGCAGGCGCTGATCTCGACGGCGCGCCCCCCGGAGAACGTCAAGAAGGAGCTCGACGCGCTCGGCATCTCGGCCGAGTTGTTCTCGGCGCAGTCGTTGAAGTCCAACGGCCTGATCGGCGTGCTGGAGCAGCTGCAGGCCAAGGGCGGCGCGACGCAGCTGGAGAAGCTGTTCACCGACACCCAGGGCTTCCTCGGCGTGTCGACCCTGCTCGGCGCCGGGCTCGGGCAGGTGCGCGAGGACATCGACCTGATCGGGAAGTCCGCCGGCAAGACGGACGCCGCGGTCGCGACCATCGCGGGCAACTTCGACCAGTTGGCCGGCATCGCCAAGAACCGCCTCGGAGCGGTGCTGATCGACATCGGCGAGCGCATCATGCCGACCGTGGCGCGCGTGCTCGGGCAGTTGGCCGACTACGCCGAGAAGAACGGCGGCCAGATCGCCGACGGCATCGGACGCGCGGTCGAGGCCCTCGCCAGCTTCGGCGAGTGGGTCGTCGAGTACGGGCCGACCGTGCTCAAGTTCTTCGTGGCCTTCAAGGGCGTGAGCTTCTTCTCGGGGCTCACGAAGGACATCGCCAACGCGGTCGGCGCGATCTCGACGCTCAACCAGGGCTTCGCCGCGTCGCAGGCGCTGGGCCAGGGCTTCGCCGCGCTCGGGGCCGAGGCCGGCGGCGCGTTCACCGGCGGGTTCTCGTCGAAGCTCAAGGGCCTCGGCGGGACGCTCAAGGCCGCGTTCTCCTCCCCCGGCGTGCTCGGCGCCGTAGCCGCTGCGGGGACCATCGGGTACACCATCGGCGAGTACCTGATGAACGAGCTCGGCGACGCTATCGAGCACGGCGCCCAGGTCCAGATCAAGGCGGCCATCGACGAGCTCGACCAGCAGCTCACGAGCCGCCTGCGCGAGCTCGGCGCGCGCACCGTCGACGAGGCCGCGGCCATCCGACGCCGGTTGACCTCCGGTGAGGCCGTGCAGACGGCCCCCGGGCGCGTGCAGACGCTCTCCGAAGTCCAGGCCCAGGGCGGCACCGCCGCGACCACGGCGGCCTTCAACGCCGGCCTCGCGGCCATCGCCGCCGAGGTGCAGAAGGCGCAGGCCGGGACCGCCGCCAGCGTGCAGCGCATGCAGGAGGCCGCGGCCAAGATCGAAGACCTGCAGCGGTCGGGGCGCAACGCCGAGGAGATCGGCGCCGCCGAAGCCGAGTTCAAACAGTACCAGGCCGTCGTCGCCGCCAACGCAGGCCGCGTCCAGGCCCTGATGGACGGGTCGAAGACCCTGGTGGCGCAGTACAGCGAGGTCACGCGCACCGCCGCCGCGGTGACTCAGACCGCTGGCGCTGCGGGGGTCAAGGTGGCCGCCGGCGCTAAGTCGGCCATGCAGTCCGCCGCCAAGGACACCGAGAGCGATCTCGAGCGCATCGCCAAAGAGGTGATCGACCTCTACGAAGCCGAGGCCGCGAAGCTCGCCGAGTTGCGCGCGGAGCAGTTGCGCCTCACGTCCGAGGCCGCGACCGCCGAGGTCGAGGCGAAGCGCGCCGCGTTCGAGGCCGAGACGCAGGCCCGCGAGTCCGCGCTGACCGACATCAACGCCAGCGAGGAGCAGATCGCGCGCTATCGCCGCGACCGCGAGTTGGAGTTGACCAAGATCGTCGAGGACCAGGCCGCGGCCATGCGGCAGGCGGCCGACGTTCGCATCGCCGAGGCCACGCGCGCCGCGGACGAGGAGGCCAAGGCCTACGCCGGCAGCGCCGAGATCCAGAAGCAGATCGCCGAGAATCTCACGAAGCAGGTCGAGATCATCGACGCGGACGCCACGGCCCGCACGAGCGAACTGCGCATCTCCGCGGCGAACCGCGTGGCCGACGCCGAGCGCGACCTCGCGGCCCGCACCGCCGACACGCTCCAGAAGCAGGTCCAGGGCGCGCTCGACCAGATCAAGCGCGGGTTCGGCGACCCGGGCGCTTTCCAGCCACTGCAGCCCGGCGCACAGCCTGCGGGCCCTGCGGCCGGCGCGCTCGCAGAGGTCGGCGGCATCGGGGGCGGCGCGGTCGGTGGCGCCATCGCCATCCTGCCAGCGATCAACGAGGTCGCCGCGGCCGGCGCCGGATTCTTCGGGGGCGACGTGGCGGGGCTGCGCGAGCAGGCCCGGGCCAGAGACCGCGAGGCAGCGCAGGCTGAGGCGCGCATCGCCGCCGGGGGGCTCTCCGACGAGGAAAAGGCCGCGCTGCAGGAGCGTGTGGACGCCGCCCGGGCCGAGGCAGATTCGTTCCGCCAGGGCGCCGAGGACGCGAAGGGTGGCCTCGAGACGTTCTTCGAGGACCTCTTCAAAAACATCGAGGGCTT